ATCACCCCGGACACCGCGTGCCCCATCAACTGCGGGTACGGGTTCAATCCTCGCAACATCAGCATCCGGTGCCAGACCGGCCAGATGTTCGAGCCGGAAAGCGAGCCCTACAGCTCGATCGACCAGAGCTACAAGTTCGTCGTGTCGCACGCTGGAAACCTCCAGTTCGACAACCCGGCCTTGTTCCCGGCCCTGAAGGCCATCGCGTAACCCTGACCTCCTCACGATCCCCCTAAACCCGGCCCGTGAGGGCCGTCTGGAGAAACCGATGCAAGACTGGTGCCCCAAACTCGGAAGCTATTGGACTGACCTCAAGGACGACGGGACGTATCAGACCCACCCTCTTCAGGGGCAGGTCTTTGAAATCCCGCACCTTGTTCCCGCGACTGGCCCGCGCAACCCGTCCTACCGTCTGACCCAGCACATGGTGAAAGTCATGCTGGTTCGGAACGTGTCTGGCGTGGCGCTGCTGCCGGCTCGCGTTGTGACCCTCAAGACGAGCAACGCCACTGTCCGTGCTCTGGACGAAGTGAGCGGCTACGTGAACGTCGTGAACACCGCACACTGCGTGTTCAGCGATCCGTACCTGCCTTCGGCCGGCGTCCCGGACAAGTCGCTGTTCCTCGCCGTGATCGGTGGACCGACCTACGTTCGCCTCTCGGGGACCTCTGGAGACACCAACGGTGACATCACCGCCGGTGACTACCTGATCTCCGCGGCAACAGGGTCCAGCGCCACGGACACCGCTGGCGGTCGCGTCTCGAAGTACGCCGTCGGCTCCCCGGCTGACGCGGCGGCTGCCGCGGAGATGGCCATCAACTCCATCAACAACACGATCGCGTGGGCACTCGAATCCAAGAGTGCGACCACGAACGCAGGCGAGCTGATCCTCGTCAACGCCTGCTGCAAGATCGACACCTGATTGATGAATCCAAGGGGGATGTGCGTCCCCTTTGGCGTGTGGTGTGGTCAAGGGGCCGGGTCACTCCGGCCCCTTGTTTGTTGGAGGGTGTATGTTTTTTGCCCTCGTTGTATTACCCTGCATCGTCGTCCTTGTGGCTAACCAGAAGGCCCCAGACTGATGCCGGCAAAAGCAAAAGCCTGTCAGTGCTGCCTCAAGCGGAAGACGCTCGACGCGGCCTCATTCGATCCAGACAGCACCAGCCCCGACGGATTTACTGACGTCTGCCGGGCGTGCATCAGCAGCTCGATCACGGGCATGCTGAGGGACAGGGCTCTCGAAACGTCGGCGTTCTCCGACGAAGCAATCCGCGGGCGATTGCAGCAGGAGATTGCCGGCGTCCAAGCCTCCACGTCCAATGGCGACTTCGTGCCACACATCGCCACGATGTTCGAGTCGATCATGCGGCAGTTCGGAGGTGTGGATGGATTTGCCGCCAGCTTGGTATCCACGTACACATGCACCGACCCGAAGTCGCACACGCGAGCCAAGATTCTGTCGGACATCCTTAAGCTCGGCGGGACGGTCACATCCGAAGGCAAGTCGAAGTCGATCGACCAGATGTCAGACGAAGAGCTGAAGCTGGCTGAGGATCGCATTAAACGGCGTCTGGCGGTCTCAACCGCCAAGGATGCCGTCCTAGGCAAGGACGCACACGATGATCAGCAAGAAGCTGCTGGAGGCCCTGAAGAACCGCTACAACCTGCCGGAGCACGAGCTGAGGCAGATGGCCCAGCTTGCGGCGGAGTCGGATCGCCGGGAGCGGGAAGCCTTGAAGCTGTACCAGCCTCTGGCGTGGCAGGCGAGGTTCCACGCTGATCCGTGCCACGAGCGCGTGTGTCTGGCGGCAAACCAAGACGGAAAGTCGCTGGCCGGCTACGTCGAGCTGGTGAGGGCTGTCACTGGTCAGGACCCGTACCACAAGTACCCCGAGCGCGACGGCGTGGCGGTCATCGTGGGCTGGGACGAGAAGTTCCTTGGCCTGAACCCGTATCGGTACCTGTTCAAGCCCGGGGCGTTCAAAGTCATTCGCGACGAGAAGACTGGCAAGTGGCGGGCGTACAAGCCATGGACGGACGAGCACCGCGTGGACGAGGCATACCCAGCCCCGGCGCTGCTGCCTAAGCGGTACATTGAGGGCGTGTCGTGGCTCAAGAAGAAGGACCACATCTTCTCGAAGATTACGCTGACGACTGGCTGGACGATTCTCGCGTTCGGCAGCAAGGGCGATCCGAGCCCCGGCTTTCAGGCCGACTTCGTGCTGATCGACGAAGACATCCACAACCCGGCATGGTACGCCGAAATGGTGGCCCGCCTTACGATCCGGAAGGGGCGTCTGGTCTGGGCAGCTCTGCCGCTGAACAACAACAACGAGTTCCAGAACCTGCTCGATCGGTTCAATGAGGAGGAGGGCACTGACGCCACGCCCACCGTGAAGGTGTTCCGACCTGACGGACCAAACCCGTACGTCGACAAGGAGACTCGCGAGGCCAACGCAAAGAAGTGGATGGCCTCAGGCGAGGACGTGTGGAGGGCTCGCGCGCTGGGCGAAATCGCGACCGACCACTGGCTGATGTACCCGGGGTTTGACGCCCGGCGTGTTCACAACTGCTTCAGGTCAGACTCAGACGAGGAGTTCTTCCGCATTCTGGCCAAGAACAACGGCATGCCGCCGGCAGACTGGACCCGGTACATCGCATTCGACCCGGGCTGGAGCGTCGGCTGCATCCTGTTTGGGGCCACTCCTCCACCGGGGATCGGCGAGTTCCGGGTCATCTATCAGGAGGAGTACATCCGGAACTGCACGGCTGAGAAGTTTGGGGACGCCATGGAGCGCCACTGCCAGAACTGGAACTTCGAGGCGTTCATCATCGACTCCCGCGGTGCCCGGCTGCGCGAGCTGGGGAGCGGGCGGACGCCCCGCGAGCAGTACGAAGGCGAGCTGGAAAAGCGGGGAATCCAGTCCAACCGAACCGGGGCCGGGTTCATGGACGCCGTGGACCACATCGAAGGTCGCGTGCTCAAGCTCCAGAGCTGGCTGCGCGTGCGGCCCAATGGCCTGCCGCTTGTGTTCGTGAACGAAGACGCATGTCCCGCTCTGTGCCAGGAGATGCGTCGGTTCCGAAAGAAGAAGGACTCGGTGACTGGACTACCAACCGACGAGGGAAATCGCAAAACTAACACGCACGCGGTCGAGTGCCTTGAGTATCTGGCGGCACACGGCATGACGTACCACCGCCCTCAGGACGCATTCAAGCCAACCCCGCAGGACATGTGGGTGGACAGGATTCGACGCCGGCAACGCATGGAAGCATCGTCTGGTTTTCGAGGGATCATTCTTGGACCCTCAGGAAGTTGACACACCACGCAAGGACGCGACATGTTCAGAGGACGAATCACACCACGGACGACCACCCTGCCCATCACCACTCAGGACAGGTAGATTGCCGCCGCATTCACACCACCGCGGGTGACGATTGGGCAGCCGGTGATCGTCTGGGAGAAGGGCGTCAGGGGCGGCGACAGGTATCCGGGCACGATCATCGCCGACAACTTCACCAAGAGCCCTGAGGGCGAGACGGTCGTCAATCGCAACGCGACGATCGTGCTGGTGAATGGGAGCTTGCTGCGGAACATCCCGCACGTCGACGACCCCAAGCTGAACTGGAACTACGCCATCCGCTCGTCCGGCGCGTGGGAGGTCGCTCCCTACGACATCGAGAAGGAGAAGCGGATCGAGGCCATGCTGGCATCCGTCAAGGGCATGCTGGGCGAGATCCGGGAGCTGTACACAGCCATCACAGACAAGGCCCAGAAGCTGACCACGCCGCCGGACGCATCCAAGAAGAATGCCAAACAGCCCCGTGACGGGTCCGGCGAGGAAACATGAGTTCCCACCCACTGGCTTACCTGTGCGAGCGCTGGCTTGCGAAGATTGAGGCCGCAAAGGGTCTCAAGAAAGAACGCTTTCAGGTCTATGCCGACGAGGCGTACGACTTCTTCAACGGCCCTGCGCTCCACATGTTTGACAAGTTCAGGGACCAGCTCGCCTCCGAGCGGAAGGGTCTTCTGGGCGAGCAGATCAACATGCCGACCTTCAAGATGACGGTCAACCGCGTCTTCGAGGCGGTTGCACTGTACGGGCCGGCGCTCATTCAGGATTACCCACAGGTCAACGTCGAGCCCGTCAGGCGTCCGTGGATTCCGCAGGACGACCCGTACGAAGCCGCCAAGTTTCGCTGTGCAGGCTACAAGAAGTTCCTCGCCGACTGGATTCAGGTCGAGGGGGACAAGAAGTCTGAAGCCCGCATGGTGATCACAGAAGCGATCGTGAAGGGCATGGGCGTCATGTGGACGGACATGTACCAGCCGCCGGGCTCGTCGTTCGCCTACCCCAAGAGCAGCTTCGTGTCTGTGGACAGGCTGTTCGTGGACCCGGACGCCACCCACAAATCCGGCATCCAATGGGTCGCCCTGAAGCACGTGGAGCCTGCTCATGTTGTCGAGACGAAGTTCGGCCTCAAGCCGGGCTCGCTCAAGCAGCACGCGCACAAGCAGTCGACGATGGGCCAGACGCAGACGTTCGGCAACCAAGAGGCCAAGCGTGGGTTCGGCCAGAGCTACGACCTCGTCGAATACTACGACATCTACTCAAAGGCCGGCTTCGGCAACAAGCTCCAGCACACAAGCACGAGCTTCGTTCCGGAGATCGACACCGACCAGTTCGGCGACTTCTGCCGGATCGTCGTGGCCACTGGCGTCCCTTATCCACTGAACCTCGCGCCAGACTCGCCGGCGTTCGAGGACCCGCTGTCTGCCGTGCATTGGCAAATCCCGTTCTGGATGGATGGCGGCTGGCCGTATGAGGAGCTGTCTTTCATTCAGGACCCGAACAGTGTCTGGCCTGTCGGGATCTGCAAGAACGGAATCGGGTACCTGAAGTTCATCAACTGGTGCCTGAGCTTCCTCGCTGATCGAATTGCCGCCAGCGCCAACGTGTACATGGCCATGCAGAAGCATGCCGCCAAGGACATCAAGGACCAGCTCCTTGGTCAGCACAGCCCGGTGAAGATCATCGAGCTGGAGCAGGCTGCCGGCCGCAACATCAACGAGATCATCTCGATCCTGTCGTCTCCTGCCCCAGAGTACGAGACGTGGAAGATGATCGAGGAAGCTGGCGAGCGCTTCGACAAGAGCACCGGCCTGACGGACATCATGTACGCAGCGTCCGGTGGAATGCGCACGGCCACGGAAGCGGACGTGAAGCAGCGGATGAGTTCGATCCGCCCAGACGACATGGCTGCCACCACTGACGACTTCCTGTCGAAGGTGGCCAAGCGCGAGATTCAGGCCCTGTGCTGGACCGCCCGCCCCGAATGGCTGAACTACCATCTCGGCGAAGAGGCTGCCTACGACTTCTTCGAGTACATCTCAACGTCGCCGCCTGACGCCGTTGTTCGCGAGTTCAACTACCGAGTTGCATCGGAAAGTGTCCGCCGGCCGAACAAGGCGTCCAAGCGCAAGGACATGGTCGAGCTGACCCAGCAGCTTATCCCGGGCATCAACCTGTTCTTGCAGATGGGCATGACAGGCCCGTGGAACGCCCTGACTATGGCGCTGGCCGACGCCTACGATCTTGACCCAACTCCTTGGCTGCTTCCGGACTTCACACCCCCTGAGCAGCAACAGCAGTCCAAGGAGGAGGAACAGCAGCAGCAACCACCACAACCACTGAACAGTCTGTCGATTCCTGAGGACATGTAGCCATGGAAGAGCAGGTCACACTGAGCGTTGCCGACAAGCATGCCGATCGCGAGATCAGCCTGTACGCAGAGTCTGTCCAGAAGCGGTACCGCAAGATGGTCTCCGCTGGGACGGCTCGGTCAATGGCGTTCATGTTTGCAACCCGCGGTGCCCCTGTCATGGGCAACAGCGATCGGGCGTTCTGTGAGTACCAGCACTCGCAGATGACCCGGCAGATGGATCAGGACGAGCGGACGTGGATCACGGATGCAGCTCACCGGGCCGGCATTCGGACCGAGGGGAAGACGTACATGGGCCAGCTCGGGACGTAC